ATCAGATTTACAGGAACAGCAAAAAGATATTAAAGATATGATTGATAATGCTGAGAAAAGATTTGATGACAGAAGAGATTCTCTTTATTCTGATACAGATAGAAAGATTAAAGAGTTAGAAGAGAGGCTCGGTAGTAAACTACAAAGAGCTTTAGATAACCCACTAGCAAACTAGGAGATAATATGCCAGCAGGAAAAGGAACATACGGTAAGAAAAGAGGTCGTCCACCAATGAAGAAAAAAGGAAAGAAGAAGTAATGGCAGTAACTTACAGGGGTGAAACATTCTCAGGATATAACAAACCTAAGCGTTCATCTAAAGGTAAGAAATCTCATGTAGTCCTTATCAAAGATGGTGGTAAGGACCGCATGATTAGGTTTGGTGAGAAAGGAGCTTCTACTGCAGGTAAACCTAAAGCTGGTGAGTCTGCTGCAATGAAAGCTAAACGTAAATCATTTAAGGCTAGACACGCTAAGAACATAGCTAAAGGTCCAACCAGTGCAGCGTACTGGGCAAACAAGGTGAAATGGTAATGGCTAGACGAGGACTATATGCAAACATTAATGCTAGGAAAAAGAAAGGTATTAGTAGAAGCAAAAAGAAATCTACTATCAGCAAGAAAGCCTATGCTAATATGAAGAAAGGATTTAAAAAGAAATGAATGATGAACTTAGTAGAATGCAATTACAATTAGACAAACATTCTGGACAAATAGCAAAGCTGTTTAGCAAGATTGATGACACTAATTTATGTATACAAAAGATTAACACTTCACTGCTTCAAATTAAATGGGGTGTCTTTGGTGCATTTGCTTGGTACATTATAGGACAAGTAGGAATTATAGAGGCAATGAGGTTAGCAATATGATAGCGTTTATAACTAATGTAGCACCAATTATGTTAGGCTTTGTTGGTAAGTTGTTTGCATTAAAAAGTCAAGCAGCAGCAGAACAACAAAAGCTAATGATACAATCATTGCAAGTACGTAATGATTCTATTAACATGGCTAGAGATAGAGCTGACAAAGAGTCACCTATGGCTGCTATGAACAGAAGGATTATTATATTAGTTATACTAGCATTAATTATATTTACACAAATAGCTCCTGTGTTCTTTGATGTACCTACAGTAATACCAACAGTTATAGAAGGAGCTAGTATACTGGGTTTTCAATTAACACCTGATGTTATTGAATATGTAAAAGTAGAAGCAGGTGCTGTACTCAAGATGGATGAAATATTTGGGTGGGCAACAATGATTATAGAATTTTATTTTGGTGCTCAATTAGCCAAGGGGAAGTAGATGACATACAGACAAATTATTAACTCAGTATTACGTAGGTTAAGAGAAGATAGCATAGGTAGTGACTGGTCAGGTGCATTGATAGATGCTGCTGGTCCATCAGACTACCAAGTATTAATAGGTGACTTTGTTAATGAAGTTAAAAGAGAAGTAGAAGATGCTTGGGATTGGACATCACTAAGACGTATAGAAACAGTAGCTACTGTAGCTGATTCACGAACTTATACTATACCGGGTACTTCACAAAGAACTAGATTATTATCAGTACAAGAACAAGAACAAGGACAAATGTTACAAGGTGTGCCTGATTCATGGATTAGGTCTACACAATACCCTAGTCCTGACAGCTCAGGTGTTCCTTCTTACTTTTCTATTAATTCAACTGTTAGTGGATTAGGAGAAGTAGGTGCTTTAATAGCACAATTATATCCTAAACCTGACCAAGTTTATAATGTTAATTATTATGTAGTTGACCCACAAGATGATTTAACAAATGCAACAGATGTCTTGACATGTCCAGAGTTTCCTGTTATAATGGGGGTATGGGCACGAGCTATAGCTGAACGTGGCGAAGATGGTGGAACACTATCAGACATGGCACAGATGCAATATCAACAAGCATTATCAGATGCAATACAACAAGATGTAGGCAGACACTCAGATGAGGTAATTTGGAATGGCGTCTAAACCAATACAACCCCTTGTATTAGACTCTATAGGTATCTATGGATTAAACAGGCAGTCATCGGCTTCCAGTTTACCACCACAGTTCTTAACAACAGCTAACAATATTATGTTAGATGAGAAGGGACGTGTTACTACTAGAGAAGGAATTAAACAAGTAACAGATAATATATCTAATAGTAATACAGCTAATACATTAATAGTTAAATCATTAGGTGAGTATATTAGTGCAACAGGAGCCAAGACTTTATTTGTTGGAGCTGGTGCTAATGTATATAAAATTAACACAGCTAACACTCCATACACTTTAGATGTACAATCTTTTGGTGGTTCAGCTACTACTAAAACTAATGGCAACTGGCAGTTTACAAACTTTAATAATCAGTTCTATGCTGTACAAGCAGGTAATAAACCTATTAATTATGACGGTACTACATGGAAAGATTTAGAGGATGTAGGAAGTTATGCTGCTCCTTCTGGAGTTACAACTTTTACACCTTCTTGTGTTTTAGGTGACTACGGTAGAGTATGGGTAGGAAACATAGGTGAGAACAAAGATGTAGTTTATTACTCTGATACATTGCTTGGTCATAAATTTAATGGTGGTGCATCAGGCTCAGTAGATTTAAAAACTGTATGGTCAGGTGATGAGATAACAGCACTAGCTTCTTTTATGGGTAAGCTAGTTATCTTTGGTAAGAGTAACATTGTTATTTATAATGACCCTTGGGACCCAGCTGCAGCTTCATTTCAATTAGATGAAGTTATTGAAGGTGTAGGATGTGTAGCTAGGGATTCAGTACAAGTCATTGGTGATGACATTGTATTCCTAAGTTCATCAGGTGTACGTTCACTAGCTCGTACAATGGTACAAGACAAGATGCCATTGACAGATTTAAGCCTAGCTATTAAAGATGAAATAAGAACAAACATATTAACTGCTGACATGGACCAAGTAAAAGCTCAGTATGATTTATCTACTGGTTCTTATTTATTAAGCTTTGGTGGTAAAAATATTGTTTATGTGTTTGATTTTAAAGCTACAACACCTGAAGGTGCTCCACGTATAACAACTTGGAACTTTGATTCTAAGAAAAATCCTGGAGCTTTGTTATCTACTGACGATTCTTTGTATATAGGACTAGGAGCTGCAACTTATTTTGGAAGAGTAGCAACATACTCAGGATTCTATGATGTAGAAAAAGAAGATGTTACTGCTAGTTATGGTACATCAGGTGCGTGTACTACTGCTGGATATACATGGGAATCTAATACAAGTAAATGTTATAAAGATATAGACAATACATATCAAGCAGATTTTAAAACTACATGGTTAGATTTTGAACAGCCGGGTATATCTAAATTCTTAAAAAGATTTTTAGCAATATGGTCAGGTGGTAAGAACATGAACGTAACACTTAACTGGTTTAGAGATTACAGTGTTACTCCTACATCAGCTAACTTTACATTAGACCCTACTTCTGGTGGAGTCAATGGTTTGTGGGGACAGGCTAAGTATGGCAATGCCAAGTATGCTCCTGCTTTCCAACCTACAGAGTACAAAGTATCTATGTCAAAAGCAGCTAAGGTTGTTAGACTACAGATAATACAAACGGTATCGGGGTTTAAAGCTTCTTTACAAAACATTTCTATTTGGGCAAAACAAGGGAAAATAAGATGAGTGATTATAATTTACAAATAGCTTGGTCAGGTAAGGATGCTTTAAGCGATTCAGACCCTGACAAAGTAGTCAGTGGTGGTGACTTTAACACAGAGTTTCTTGCAGTTAAGACTGCTGTTAACTCTAAAGCAGACTTAGCAAATACAAGTCAAGTAATTACTGCTGCAACAGCAAGTTCAGGAACCAATACTAATCAAGTAGCAACAACAGCATTTGTTACCGCTGCAAATTCAGCAGCAGCAATTAATGCTTTAGTTTATCCAGTCGGTTCAATATATATTAATGCTACTGTAGCAACTAATCCAGCAACACTTCTTGGTGTAGGTACTTGGGTAGCATATGGAGAAGGTAGAGTTCCAGTAGGTAAAGCATCTAGTGGTACATTTGATACACTTAATGCAACTGGTGGTGCTGAAACACACACATTAACAATAGCAGAAATGCCAGAACACAATCACAATATAAGTCCTACTCTTACAAGAGGTAGTGGTACAGATGGCGACCCTGATAAAGCTTCAGGTGGTGGAAACCAAGGCAGTTTTAGTATAAGCAACACTGGTGGTGGAAACGCACACAATAACTTACAACCATATATAGTAGTGTATATGTGGAAACGCACAGCATAGGAGAATAAGACATGTCAGCATGGATGCAATTAGGAGCAAGCGTATTAGGAGGAATATTCGCTAATAAGCAAGCAAAGAAAGCACAGAGTGCAGCTAATGAAGCAGCTCAGTTTGCTTATGAACAAAGTAGACCACAAAACTACCAAGGTATGTTTGGTGGTTATGACACAGGTACAGGCGAATATCTTAATGAAGATATGCAAGCTATGATGCAACAATTCATGGACAGGCGTGGTCAAACTGCTGCACAGATACAAGACTTAAATCCTCTTGAATTACAGCAATCGTTGTACAATCAACAGCTAGGCTTACTACAACCTGAGCAAGAAAGGCAAGCACTGGCTCAAGAGTCTAGGTTGTTACAACAAGGTAGATTAGGTAGTACAGGTGGTGCAGGTCAGATGCAGGCACTACAGGAAGCACAAGGACAGCAAAGACTTGGACTGTTATCTAACTCTTATCAACAAGCTCAACAAACACAAGATGCTATGAGGCAGAGAGAAATGCAAGACCTTGCTGCTATTATGCAATTAGGTAGTATACCGGGACAATATGCCGGTCAGTCATTAAACTTTGCTAATCAAAGAGCAGGTGCTGCTTTTAATGCAGCTCAAATGAGGTCAGGTGCAGCATTAGGAAGAGCAGGAGCCACTGCTGGTATGATTGGTAGTGCTTTACAAGGGTTTAATAGTCAGGAAGGTATGAAGTTTACTAATCCATTTGCTAGAGGTGGTATGATGACAGGATTTAGCAGTGCTCAAGACAATGCAAGGCGACCAACGTACCCAAAGTAGAATCCCCTATAGGTAAAATAACACCGTACGGGGGAGCAGGTTACGAGGAATTTACAATAGATGACAGTAATTTAGATTATACTATGAGTGACATTGGCTCACCTTTTTCAAGACGCTTAAATGCAAGTGGTTTAATGTATTCACCCAATTATTAAAAAGGAATAATTATGGCAACACAAGGAATGTTTGGAAGTCAATACCAACAAGCAATTATTGATGAACAAAACCTAAGAAGGCAACAAGCTCAGACTGGTGGACTTACTGGTTGGGCAGCAATTACTAATGCCATGTCTGGTATAGGTAGTGAACTAGGTTTTACAGCAGGACAGAGCCTAGGTGGTCAAACGCCTGCTCAAGCACAACAAGCTAATTATCAATCAATCATAAATAGTGTTCCTGACTTTGACCCTACAAATTCTGATAGTGTTTCACAAATGGCTTCAGCAATGTGGACTGGTGGTGAGTATGATATGGCAATGCAGTTTTATGATAGAAGTCAAGACATGAAAGCTGCTAACCTTCAAGTAGATATTGCAGAAATAAAATTAAAGAATTTACAAAACCCTGACAGAAAAATGACTCAGTTAGGAGATGGATATTTTTATTGGACAGATACTTTAAGCAGTGCAGAAGGTCCACAAAGAGTTGATTCTAGCATAGTTAAAAAAACAGAACAAAAAGGAGCTGAGTTTCAAGCTTTAAATCAAAAAAGAGATGAGTTTATTGCAACATTAGGTGAAACTCAAGGAAATGAGGAGTTCTTAAAATACTTACAAGGCTTAGATGTAGAAACAGCAGGTGCAGGAACTAAAAATGCAATAGGAACTACAATCTTTGAAACTACTATGAAAACCAGAGATGCTATTGCAGATAAGCTAAGAAAAATAAGCACAGGTATTTCTGAGTTTAGACAAGCTCAGGGAAATAATGCAGCAGCAGCTACAATTGCTGAAACACTAATTACACAAATTTTTGAGGACAAGCGACAAGCTACTTCTGAAATTAGAAGAATAGCTAGTGCTGGTAATTTAGTAGAGAATGTAACTGACTTTGCAAATACTGTTTTCACCGGTGTTAAGACAGCAGAGCATTATGAAGCATTTATAAAGACTTTAGAAATATACGAACAAGAGCAAATGAAACAATACAATTCAAGTAATGAGTCTTTAAAACAGATAGGAATTGATTATAAGTTTAAGGTTCCTGAGTCAGTTTTTGAAGTTTATACTCCAAGAGATGGAAGCACAAAACAAAAAATAAAACAATGGAATCCTGAAACACAAACATTTGACTTAGTAGATAGATAAGGAATAAAATGGCTGAAGAATACCAAGAAATTAGAGTTGGCAATGAAATATTAAGGTTTCCTGCAGAGATGTCTGAGGAAGAAATTGCAAAAGTAATTCAAGGAGATGCTAGTATACAAGCTCAATTAGCAGATGATGCTATAGAGTATGAAGAAGGTCTATACACAGGAAAAATGAAAGCAGGTGTAACAGCTAGTCTTTCTTTTTTTGAAGCTGTTGCTGAAAATCCAATATGGTCTAAAATATATAAGGACATGACCACAGTTGGTGGTACTGGTGAGTTAGATGCTCCGGGAAGTGTTAAGGCAATGGGAACTCAGTTTACACAGGACTTTGAAGAGAATGAAATGAAATGGGCAGAGAGGACTGCTGATTTCTTTGGTTGGGACCAATACGACATAAATTTGCTTCCTAAAGACCAAATAGAAGCAACTTTAGCTACTGGTGCTTACATGATGACAGACCCTTTAGTTTTAGCTAGTAAGGCTAAAAGTGTAGGTGAGTTTGTTTTAAAAATTCCTTATTCTATGGCACAGTGGGCAGGTATTGGAGCCACTTCTTCAATTGCTGCTCAAACAGCAGGGCAAGCAGAAGAAGCAATTAGGGGAGAAGATTCAGGAGTAGCAAGCACATTTGCAGGAATATCTTCAGCAATTCTTACTGGTAAATATACTCAGCCAGTTGTTAATACACTGGCTTCAAAGACAAAAGATTTGTTATCAGGAAAAGGTTTTAAAAATGAAGCCAGTCTTATAAAGTCTACAATTGAAACCCAATCACAAAAGT